AAAACACAACCTGCCTAGCCATGATTACTGAAGCCAATATTGCTAATTATGAAGGCAATGAATATATTAATTTGGCGTGGACAGTAAACAAACCAGACGCTTATAAAAACCGCAAAGTGTTTCAAAAAGTGCGCATTTTTGATGCAGAAACAAAGAAACGCGACAAGGCTTTGAATATGTTAGCGGCTATTGATAAAAACGCGGGCGGCAAATTATCCAAGTCTGATTCTGCCCCAACCAATGAAACGCTTTTACACCTTATGCAAAAACCTATGTTAATTAAAGTCATGGTTTGGGAGATAAACGACAAAACAGGCAACTGGGTTGCAGCGGTATCACCACGCAGTGTTGAAGAACCTGTGCAAGCACTTAAAGCAACGCCAGAAATTGCTGATGATAATTTTGACGTTCCTTTTTAATAATTAACTAAACAAACGCACATGGACGTGCAGCAAATAAAGGTGAGTAAAATGATAGAGCAAAGAACACCAGAATGGTTTGCACAACGTGTGGGACGTATTACCGCGTCAAGCGTTGGCGCAATACTTGGATTATCCCCATTTATGAAACGTGAAGATGTCATGCGCAACATGGTGCGTGAATATCACAGCGCAGAGCGTGAATTTAAAGGCAACCAAGCCACAGAATATGGCACGTTTCACGAAGATTTAGCAAAGATGGATTATCAGTTAAAAACAGGTGTTTATGTAGAAAAATGTGAGTTTTATACACACGATTACTGGCTAGGAGCAAGTCCCGATGGATTTGCTGGTTTTGATAAACTAATCGAGATTAAATGCCCATACGGTCAACGTGATAAAAATCCACCTGTGTTTAAATTATTAGCGCAGCAGCCGCATTATTATGCGCAGATTCAAGTGCAATTATTTGTGACGCACATGAGCGCGTGTGATTTTTATCAATGGAGTCCAAATGGCGATCAAATAGAAACCGTTAATTATGATCGCGAATGGATAAACAAACACTTGCCAATTTTAAAAAGTTTCCATGATGAGTATTTAATTGAGCGCGATAACCCAGAAAAGTATTTGCAAGATAAACGCGCCACCAATAACGCAAACTCGACAGCGTACCGTGTGGAGTATTATTTTGAGTTATCTGCGCAGATCGCAGAGCTTGAAGCGATTAAAAAAGGTGTGCTTGAGCATATTGTTCGAGATTGCAAAGAACAAGACAGCGAGATCAACGGGCACAAATTAACAAAAGTAGTCAAAAAAGGTGCGGTGAGTTACGCCAAAGCTGTTAAAGAACTGCTACCTAATGCAGATTTAACGCCATATATTGGCTCAGCAAGTGAATATTGGAGGTTGTCGTAATGGAATTAAATCCAAAACAAACGAAAGCGGCTTTATTGCTTGCGAGTGGTGACACGGTAACAGCCACAGCGGAACAAGTGGGCGTTAATCGCATAACGATCCACCAATGGCTAAGAGAAGACGATAATTTCAACGCTTATCTAAACAGTTTAAAACGTGAATTAGTGGACGCAGGGCGATCAGCTATGATTTCTGCAGAAAAATCACATATTGAAAATTTTACGGAAAAAAAAATAAAAAAAATAAATGCAAAGACCGAACAAGGATTAAAAAAAACGGTTTTGAAATGGACTAAATTCAATGTAAAAGATCAAAGAACACATCCGACAAACGGGCAAGAAATTTTAACTCATTCTTTTGATGGATATAATGCAATTTGTAATTTTGAAAAAACTTTAAAAAGCTTTGTTGATATAGGAAATGGTCATTGTTTAAATAAAGTTTATGCTTGGATGCCTGTACCTACTCCACATTTTGTTGCCGATAGTGGTGTTGTGTTTCTTGATAAAAATTTAAATGACGAATATCTAATCGAGCAAACAACGCTTGAAACGTTTGACATTATTGATGCAATTACACCTGCACTTCGTGAAGCGGTTAAACACTTACTAGTGCAACAAGGAGCAAACAAATGAAAATGCGCCCATACCAACAACAGGCGCATGATGACTGCATAGCGTGGGTTCGCAAGAACACCGCGCCATGCGTTCTTGAATTACCTACAGGTGCAGGTAAATCTATTATTGTTGCTGAGATAGCCAACTCATTAAACAAGGTAAGTAGAGGAAAGCACGTTTTGTGTATTGTGCCAAGCAAGGAACTGCTTGAGCAAAATGCTGATAAGATTATTGCAACAGGAAATCCAGTTTCATTGTTTAGCGCAAGCGTTGGTGAAACCTGTCTTGCTAATCCGTTAGTGGTTGGTACGCCTGTTAGTATCAAAAACCAGATTGATCGGTTTGGCAGTCAATTCTGTGCCGTCATTATTGATGAGTGTCACAAGATCACGCCAACCGTCATTCATATTATTGAGCAACTGCAAGTTTTTAACGAGCGCTTGCGCATCATTGGTTTGTCTGCTACGCCTTATCGTTTATCCACTGGCTATATTTTCAAGCATGATTTGCGTGGTGTGGCATTGCACGAAAGCAAAACACGCGACCCGTATTTTGATAGATTGATTTACAAGATCACCGCGCGTGAGTTAATCCAACAAGGTTATTTGTGCCAACCTGTAGTTGGTGCAATCCATAGCAAGCATTATGAAACGCTTGAAATGCAAGCCAACGCAATGGGTAAATTCAGCAAAGATGATATTGATAAGGCTTATCACGGCAAAGGCAGGTTGACTGCTGAGATTGTCGCGGATGTTATCGACCAGTCACGCAATCGCAAAGGCGTGTTATTTTTTGCGGCTACGATTCAACACGCGGGTGAGATCATGGAATCTTTACCGCCAGAATTATCCGCTATTGTCACAGGCAGTACACCAGCAAGTGAGCGTGAAATAATCCTGCTTAAATTCAAGGCGCAGATTTTAAAATATTTAGTAAATGTAGCGGTTTTAACCACTGGATTTGATGCGCCTCACTGCGATGTTGTCGCAATTTTACGCGCTACCGAGTCAGCCGCATTATTACAGCAAATAATTGGGCGTGGTTTGCGTCTAAGCGATGAAAAGCAAGATTGCTTAGTCTTAGATTATGCTGAGAACATCGAGCGACATTGCCCCGATGGTGATGTTTTTAATCCCGACATTAAAACCAGTAACAGCGTAGAGTTTAATGGCGAGTATCTGATTGCGCGTTGTCCTGAGTGCGGATTATTAAATGAAACTAAACCGCGCGACAACGATGCTGGTTTTGGCATTGATGACAACGGTTATTTTGTCGATTTGCAAGGTAATCGAATTGAAACCGAGCATGGTTTTTTTCCTGCGCATCATAGCAGATCGTGCCAATCTGAATTATGCAATTACAAATGGAGCTTTAAACCATGTGGCGAGTGCAACTATGAGAACGATGTTGCAGCGCGTTATTGTGGCGGGTGCAAAGAAGAACTAATTGACCCTAACGAAAAATTGGTTAGGCAATACCGCGAGCGAAAAAGCGATCCATATCAATCACAGACCGATGAGGTGCTTGATATGAAAGTTAAGCCAACCATTAGCAAAGCCGGCAACGAATGTTTGCGGGTTGAATTTACTACCGCATGGCGAACGTTTACCGTGTTTTTTACGCCAAAAATTCCGCGCGACTACAACAGTTTTATGACTGTTACGATAAATGGAACAAAACCGCCTGAAACCGTTACTTATCAAAAAGAAGGTGATTTTTACAAGGTTCATAATTACAACATGAGATTTAGAAACGATGAAATTCCCCCAGTGGCTTAAAGTTTACGGTGACACATCGTATCGTGGCGAATGCCCAAGCGAAACACTTGAAGCAGTGACGTTTTTTGCGCGTATAAGACGTGAATACCCGACGACTTATGGAAAGATTGCCACACATATCAGAAACGAAGGAAAGCGCAACTGGCAGCAGGTAGCACGGCAAAAAAGCGAGGGCATGACGAAAGGTGCGCCCGATATTATTATTCCAACAGGCAGAGCATTTGTTTGTGAGCTGAAAAGGCAAGACCACACGAAGTCAAAATGGCAAGATGGGCAGCTTGAATATTTAAAAGCCGCACATGATGCAGGCGCGTTTGTTTGCGTTGCGCTTGGGTATGAAGCGGCTTATCAGGCTTTTTTAGATTCTATTGTTTAAAATGTAAAAAAATATGTTTACTTTTTAAAATAGAAGGTTTAATATATAACCACGCTTTCAAGAAGGCGAAACAATAATAAAATAATTTACGGAGTAAACGACATGGCAACAAATAAAGACTACACAGCATTAATAGCAAGAATTGACGCTGTTGGTAAAAAATTAGGTTTTGCATTAACTGATACTAACATTGATATGCAAAACTGCACTTTAAAAGAAGATGATGCAAATTATTGGGAAGCAATGATGGCGTGCGCTCTTAATGCAGCAGATTCAAGATTAGAAGATTACGAATCTGATTATGGCATAAGAACATTGTTAACCGCATAAATATAAAAAAACTGGGCGTAAATATGCGCCCAGTTCGCCCAACTTATTTAGGAGCAAATAATTATGAAAAAAATATCTAAAAAAATACAAGTTGGCACAAAAGTTTTTGTAAACAACGTTTGGTGCGAAGTAACGGAAATTAACGACACAAGAGTAAATTTTAAAACAAATCATTGGACTGGCTCGTTCCAATCCGGTGACATTCAAAAATTTAGCAACAAGGCGGTGTAAAAAATGGAAATCAACATTTATTTTGACATCGTATCAAACGATGGTGTAACAATTGGCGTTGGTGCTACTGCAATGTTATCTGGTTCATATATTCCATCAGACTTTTATCATGACATTGAAGATAATAGAGAAATTGATGTAACAGAAGTTAATTTATTTGATGAAAATGGCGAAGAAATGAACTCTGAAAAACTAACTGAAATTACTTATGAGCATATTGACGATAATTTAGTTAATATTTTTAACAAAGCAGAGAAAAGCATTGATGAAATTTACTTAAACGATTTTAAAAGCGATCACGATTACGCGGCATTAATGCAATAACAAACAACTCCTAACTCTGCCGCTAAGACAAGTGGCTTTTTTTAATACAAAGGTGATTTATGAAAAAAATAATTAACGATACAATTGATTTAGACGACTTAAATGGCGCAAGAATTTCAACGTGGATTAGCAAGTTGCTTGATTTACAATTTCAAACTGGAACATCAGCAATTATTTTGGC